TGTACCAGAAGACCTGGTCCTCGAGCTTGTTGGAGGACACGTTGTTGCAGATGACTAGGCACTCGTAGTTCTCCGTGCACTGGTCCATAAACGAACAAAACATCTCAAAGGTTGGAAACATTCCTGCGTAATTCTCGTAGATTCTTCTACGGTTCCCCAGGATGTTCTCGCGGAGGATGAAGACGAAGTCCACGTTGGTGCGCAGATTGGGCGTGATGCCGAGGGGATACTGCATGGTGATGATGGTCATGAGGTCAATGTGACGACCGTTCATGAAGACGAAGCGTGTCGACTCCTCATTGATCCAGCTCTTGGCGTCGTAGAGGCAGTCGTCGAGGATGAGGAACGCGCGAGGGTCGACGTTGGAGCTGTTGCCGCGCGACGCCTTATCTTTGTTCCGCTTGTCCTTGATGGTGGCCTGGCGCTTGATGACGTTCTGGACAATGTCGGGGCGGTACTTGTCGTGAATGAACTTGGACGGCACCATGGTCTGGAAAAACTCGTTGGCGGCCTCTGTCGCCGAAATGACAGTCCCCACAGGAAAATGGCGCTGCGTCTGGAAGAGAATGTCGCGCACCAAGAAGGACTTGCCCGTGTCCTTCTTTCCAATCACCACCATCATCGGACTCTTGCGAGAGTCGATATCACATCGCTCGGTGATCATCTCCATGTTGAATTTCCGAAGCTGGAAGTTCATATTGTTCCTCATAAGCATTTTTTAGCTGACGATGTGTTCGCACACTCATCCCGATGATATACGACAACACCAGAAGGATGAAGGCCATCGAAACAGTTTGAGGATCCATCGTGTCCATATATCAACATGTCTCGTTCGGCTTCCATTTTGGATTGCCGGAGGGGAACACAATGGGAAAGGACTTGAGAACACTGCCCGTCCACCTGAAACTAACTCGCCATCCTCGACTGGACGCCTCTGTTTGGTCTCTCCGCGATGCCCAGCCTTTCTTCCCACCTCTCGAGATGCTCTTCAAGACAGAACGAGTCACGTCCTTCAAGGACTACGGCATTAAACTTGCCGAGCCGCTCGAGTCGATTGTGGACGCAGATACCATCAAGGTGAACGGGAAGCCGGTGCCCATCCATCGCAAGACCACGATGATCCTCAGCCCCTTCAAGTGGATGCGCGGCGACTATGGGGCCCTGGGTCTCCCCCTCCCGGAAGACGCAGCAACCGAGCTCCGTGAGAAGCTGCAGAGCCCGTATACGGCCGGGTATGTCGGTGCATTGACCTCCATTGCATTGTCCGAGTCGGAGTGTCCGCACTTCCCCAAGGTCTACGGCGTCTACACGGCCCTTGCGACCTCGCATACGGTTGACATCAGCGATGACTACGAGGAGATCTGCGAACGCCGCTGGTTCACAGACAACCTCGGCAAGACCTTTGAGCTCAAGCTTCGTCAGCCGGAGGGATCCCCGTCCTTCTCGCACACGCGCAGTCAGCGCCCCGGAGTTCAACTCGGAGATGAAGTGCTGCTCGATGACATCCAGGACATTGAGGCCGATCACATGAGTCAGCCATCGACGGGGACGCGCGAGGATGCATCTGCGCATTCTGGGGACACGAGCTCGTCCGAGTTCCTGGACGAGGAGTCGGACGACGATAACGACGCCTATGAGATCCAGTCGTGCGACTGTTCTGAGGAGGAGGACTCGGACGACGAGGGGGGACTGGACGATGAGAACTGCGAGTCCTTTGCCTGGGCGACCTTCAAGGACGTGCCGGTGATTACGACCGTCATGGAGAAGTGCGAGGGCACCTTCTACGATCTCCTGGATGCCCATCCCGAGAACAAGGAGGCCCATGCGGCTTGGGTGGCGCAGATTGTCTTTGCTCTGGCCTATGCCCAACGCGCCTATGGCTTTGTCCACAACGATCTGCATGGCAACAATGTGATGTACGTGAAGACGGACAAGGAGTTCCTCTACTACAAGCACCAGGGCACGTGCTACAAGGTGCCGACGTTTGGAGCGCTGATCAAGATCATTGACTTTGATCGCGCCAATCTCTCCCTCCGTCTGGCGGGAATGAAGGAGCCTCGCTTCTTCCTCTCGAGCCAGTTCCAGGAGGATGACGAGGCGGCAGGGCAGTACAATCTCGAGCCCTTCTTCTACCAGAACCACCCTCGCATCGTGCCCAACCCGAGCTTCGACCTGTGCCGCTTTGCGACGTCAGTGTATTGGGACATGTTCCCCGAAGGGCCGGATACGCCGACCGGACATCCGCTGCAGAACGTCTTCGTGCAGTGGATGACCCAACAGGATGGGTCGTCGGTCTTCTTCCGGACGCAGCGGGATCGCCATGACCGCTACCACGGGTTTGATCTTTACAAGGCGATTGCGCGGTACTGCAAGGACTCAGCGACGCCGCGTCGTGAACTTGCAAAGCTGACGGTGTTTGCGACCCCCTCGGTGCCTCTGGGTACGTCGGCCCTGTTTATTGAGTCGTAGACCACGGCTTGTACTTCCGTGCAAAATACTCCACATCATCCTTGGAACTGAAGAACGGCTGAACAAAGTAGACCGTGAGGTTAATCTCGTGGGATCGGCCACCGACCACATCATTCAACTGCTTCTGATAGGTGAGGATATCCTCGTCTGCAACTAGCTCGAGGACATTCTTGTCCAGGTAGTTGAAGACTGTCTTGGGATCACGAAAAATGACCCACATATTCTAAATGACTCTCTCGCTTGGTCTGAAAGTGAAATACTCGCTCTACTCGGCCCTCATCTTCTTCCTGGTGGCGAACCCGGCTACGTTTCGCGTCGTCAACAGCCTCATCCCCGGAGTTGCCGTGAATGGATGTCCAACGGCGGCGGGTCTGTTGCTCCACACCGTCGTCTTCTTCTTTGCCCTGGTTGGAATTATGATGCTGCCGAAAGACAAGTACGACTAATGCGCCGGTTCCTTTCTCTTCTCGGGTTCGCGCTCGGCGTGACCATCGTCTTTACGATGATGACCTATGTGTTCTTCTACGGTCAGCTCAGAGGCGCGCGGAATATCTTGGACTATTTCCACTATTCCGTCGGATCTCTGACAACCTCCGAGGTTGCAGGGATGATCCCCGAGACAACCGCTCTCCGGGTCTGGACCTCGCTCTACGTGTTGATCTCCTGGGTGTTCATCGTCTGGGTTGCGGTGAATCACATCACAAATCTGAAGATTGGACGGTTTGGTTAAAACTCAGGCTTCCCCACGAACATCTCCTGGGCCTTGTCAGCCACTGTTGTCACGGCGTCCGCAACGTCCTCCGCTCCCACGGCGTAGGCGATGCCACCCGCGGCGCCCCCGGCACCCAGAGCGAGTTTCCCGGCATCCAGCCACTCGATCTCCGCACCCTTGGTCTTGCGATCCCAGATGTAGAGGACAAACGCAATTACTGCAACCACTCCCGCCACCATGGCGAGTGCATACATTTCGTCGTTCATTCTTTGTTCAACGAGGCGTGAAGACTCTCATAGATTCAACGCAACAACCTCTGCCTCCCCTGCCTTCTGAAGGAGCTCGTCCTCCGTGGACACGGACACCTTGTCATCCTCGTCGTCCTCGAGCTGGATGTCCTCACCCAGGGCGATCTTGGGGCGGTCATCCTCCGACTCTCCGTCCGACTCTTCATCGTCCGTCTCGAACTCCACCACCTTGGGCTTCTCCTCGAAGGTGACAGGCGGCACGACCGGAGCCGGGGCCGGAGCCGGGGCGGGAGCCGATGGCAGGTCCTTGGCATGGAAGTAGGCGCGGCTGATCTCACGCCACGGGATGAAGCTGTCAATCACCTCACCCACCGTGACCTCCAGAAGGGTATCAATATCACGGCGGTTCCGTGCCTGTTGCTCAGCCGAGACACCGCCCATCGTCTTGAACAGATACGCCTGGCTCCAACACTTGCGCGCACACGCAATGTAGTAGCTGTGGATGAACTTGGCCACCGAGGGCCGCTCGAACTCAATGTTGACGTGGGTAGCCTCGGACTGCTGGAGGGTGGCGAATGCGCGGATGTAGCTCACGAACACGCCGAGGAGGAGGTCCTCGATGTAGTCGCACTTGGAGGCCTGGATGATGCGATCCACCTCCTTGTCCAGGGTCTCGGTCGACCACTGAGGGACGCGCGTGAGGAGGTTCTGGAAGGTCTGCAGGGTCTTCTCGGGCTGTCCGTTGCGCTCACAGGCCTTCACGGCATTGTCGTAGACGCTCCAGAGACCATCGGAGACGTGCGGGACGAGGACGCGCGTCAGATTGTCGCGCATGGACTGCTTGACGAACTCGGTCGACATTTGTTTACAGAGACGACGCGACTTCCAAGAAACCGGACGCAGAATGAAGCTCGTTCTCATCCTCATGGTGCGGAATGAGTCTCGCATCCTCGAACGGTGCCTCAAGGCTGTCGAAGGAGTCGTGGACGCCTTCTGCATTCACGACACGGGGTCTACCGATGACACCCGCGACATTGCCCTTCGCTTCCTCAAGGACGGCAACCGCAAGGGATGTATCACCGAGTCCGTATGGAGAGACTTTGGAACCAACCGCACGGCCAGTTTCCAGGCGGCCCAGGACTACCTCAAGGCGGCGGGGTGGGACTTGAAGGACACCTACGGCCTTCTGCTGGACGCCGACATGGTCTTCCACCCCGAGACACTGAAGAACCAGACCCTTGGAGATCTCGGGTACTCTATCATCCAACGTGCGGGGACCTTGGAGTATCCCAACTGCCGACTCGTTCGTATGGATCACGACTGGAAGTGTATCGGCGTGACGCACGAGTACTGGGACGGAGCAACCACGAAGCTCAGCAAGTCTGTTTGCTGGATCGAGGATCAGAATGACGGCGGTTGCAAGTCAGACAAGTTCGAGCGTGACGCACGGCTCTTGGAGCAGGGACTCAAGGAAGATCCGACGAACGTGCGGTATATGTTCTACTTGGCCCAGACATACCACAGCCTTGGACGGTGGAAGGACAGCATTACCATGTATAAGAAGCGCTACGATGCGGGGAGCTGGGA